GCATGGGTGGCAGTATCACAGCCCAGACAGCTGAGTCTGTTGCTATGTCTGAATCTCTTAGCAGGACGGTTGTATACACAAGAGCTTTTGCAGACGCCTATGCCCTTGATGATGTAGCAAGCCCGTCTGATGATTTAAGAACAGACTTTGGCATAAATAAAGGAAATATAATAAGCATCGCGGAGTCTTTAAACTATGCAATATCAACCAGCAAGTCAGACACAGCTTCGTTAACAGATAGTCCTAGTATAGAGTTTGTTACATCCTTCTCTGACAGTATTACATTAAGTGAAGTATTGACATCTGGAGCTGGAAGTATCTATACGGATAGCACTTCCTTATCAGACGAAGAAGTGATATCTTTCTCGAAAGCCTTGTCAGACACTGCTTCTATAACTGAATCCATTAATGTGGTTCTAATTTCAGGATCAAGTAGCGTTCTTAATACAAGTGCTTTTAACACAAGCGTATTAAATTAGGAGATTTAAATGTTAAACGATGGTTTAAAACTTACAGGTAAACTTAAGATTGCTCTTAATGGAGAAACCGTTCAAGAAGTAAATAACCTTGTCGTCACAGACGGAAAGGAATATGTAGCTTCTAGAATGAAAGATGCTACCGCAACTGCTATGTCTCACATGGCAATTGGTAGTGGTTCTACCGCAGCCGCAGCTGGCGATTCCTCTTTGGGAACTGAGCTAGGTCGTGTTGCTTTAACAAGTACCAATGTATCAGGTGCTGTTGTAACTTACACAGCAACTTTTGCTGCTGGTACTGGTACAGGTGCCGTAACTGAAGCTGGTATTTTAAATGCCTCTTCTGCCGGTGACTTACTTTGTAGAACTGTTTTTTCAGTAGTTAATAAGGGTGCGTCTGACTCAATGACAATTACTTGGACTGTAACAGTTAGTTAATTTTAAAGGAGTTAGCTAATGGCTGTTAAGTTCACCAACAACGCAGCGACAACTCTTGCCGCAGGAATCAATAGCAGCGTTACAAGCATATCTGTAACCGATGGTTCTGTATTCCCGGCTCTTACTGGCAGTGATCATTTCTATGTTACTTTTGATGACACCACCAATAGGGAGATCGTTAAGGTAACTGCGAGAAGTGGTAACACACTAACTGTAGTTAGAGGGCAAGACAACACAACTGCACAAGCTTTTAATTCTGGCGATAAGGCAGAGTTAAGGGTAGTTGCGGCTTTATTAGAGGACATAACCACAGAAGTTACC